AAAGGATTTGAATCTAATTTTCTGCCCATAGCCCCTAATTCAGACTGTAATTTATGAGCATTATTAAATGTTGGATTTGATTTAAAATGCTCGTATAAATCGCCAACATTAAGCTGCTTTATTTTATCGAGAGTGTCTTTAGATTCATCAGCTTTGTTTAAAATAAAAGGACTTTCTTTGTAAATTTTTTGATTTCCAGCTTTATCAAGGGCGTAATTAAAGAATATTCCAGCCTCCTCATTCCTCATATCATGAGCATTCCTAATGTCATTAACTAATTGCCTGGAATTATCACTTAAATTATTAGTGCCACCACTTAAATGACTTTCTATATCTTTTGCATGAGAGGTTGGATTTATTTTAGAATAACTATTTTTTAAAAATTCATTATTTTCTAGAGAATTTTTTATACCAGAATATCCTTTGCTTATACCTTCTCCTAATAGACCGCCTCCTGCGCCTAATCCAATACCCAGCAATGGATTATCTGGCGAATAAGCTCCACCTAGTAAAGCATTTCCAGCTACTCGAGATGTGGCAGGAGACTTGCCTAATATGTTACTGGCGTGTTTAATACCATGTGCAATTATTGGTATCTTCATTGCTGAATTGGCGGCATGTGATAATTCTGGAATCTTACCTAATGCCCTCAAGGCTCCTGGACCTGCAAAAAATGAAGCAATCTCTCCTGCTGTTGTATTAGGGTCTTCAGAAGGAGCGAAATCAAACATAGGACTCTTGGATACATTGCCGCCTAATGCATTAATTCCACTTGCCCCAAGATTATATAATCCAGGAATCACGTTCATTAATCCCTGACCAAATCCTCCAGCCATGTTTCTGGCATGTCTACCAAATTGCTCAATAGGGTGATTGATATGAGTCTCAACATCATTAGCAATACGCGATAATAATCCCGGGCTTTCTTCTTCATTTTCTTTCTTAAAATTAGATGAATGATATTTTGTAAACTCATCTTTTTTATAATTAGAAGCCTTATAGGATTCAAAGTCGTCATCACTTCTCATATTGATATCCTTTAGCTTTGGCTTCTTTTACTTTATTAGATGGAATGAAATATAATTCCCCATCTTTTGTCATTGCTACACTTCCAGATGGCTTATCGTAGTCAACGTCATAATCATCAGATTTTTCTTTTTTATGTTTGTTCCCTCTTAACCCTGATGCGCCTGTTTCAATGGATTGCCTAGCTTGCAGTCCTTTTTTCAAGGCTTCGTCCATAAACTTCGTAGCCTCTTCGCGTGCTTTTTGGGTTAATCTTGGGTATTTAGTTTGGATTAGTTGACCTGATAATTTCATCAATTCTTCAGTTGATGATACTCCAGGCTGACCATTTGCTAGTCTTATTCTATTTTGTGCCGCCTCGTATTGAAGTGCTTGAGAGGCAATGAATTTTCCTAATCTTTTTTGAGATTCCGGATCAGACTTAAAAGTATCCATGATTTGCTGAGGTGACTTATTAAAATAAGTTGTTCCATAGGGCTTCAAGCCTTCATTTGCGTATTTATTTAAAACTTCAAGCTCAGCTTCTGCTTGGTTTGCCTTAACCCCGCTTGTAACAAGAGCTGAGGTAGTCCCTCTTTTGGCAATGTTGTTAAGAAAAGTTCTACCAAGTCCTGAAATAGGAGGAAGTGGCGTCCCATCCGCAAGAACTTCATCGCCATTAATATAAGCACTTGCAGCTTGATTTGCTTGTATAGGTGTCCAATCTGGATGCTCTAAAGATAATTGATTTTGTAGCCCCATCAACTCTTTTTGACCGACACCCATGCCAGTACCACCCATATTTCTATAATTGGCTATTGCTTTTTGAGAAGCTATATTGCTTTTTGTTACATCTGGATAATATGCATTCTTTAGCTTTAATTGCTCAGCCTCCAAAGGAGTCATTGTGTTGTATTTATCAGTCAATGCATTTCTATTGCTGATTTCAGATTCAATATTTGGCCCATAATATTGGTTATGTAATTGCGCCAAGGTATTAGCCAGTCTTAACTTATCGGGTAAATACTGATTTGAAATATTTTGACCTTGCGTCAAAGAATTTCTTTGATCAATTTCAGATTGAATATTTGGGGCATAATATTTATTTTTTAACATGTCACCTTGTAATGCATTAATTCCACGCATGGCAGTAACCAATGGTCCACCAGGGCCTACATCTGGAATAACTCTAGGTAATGGAAGTCCCATAATTTAATCCTTATAAAAAGCTACCAATGAGGCCACCTACTCCACCGAGCATATTCCAGAAATCATTTTTTCTTCCTGCTTCTTGGCCATAAGCCGCTTGCCCCATCTGATCGCCCATATGACCGTATAAATTGGCAAGAGAATTAGCGGCATTTTGGCCGCCTGCCATCAAGTTGTTCTGACCTTCACCATATTGCTTATTAATGCCCAAAACATTTTGCAGCCATTGATTTTGGTCTTGAGATGCAATATTCCCGGCATTTTGTTGCATCTGCTGCATTAAGGCCGTGCTTCCTAGCATCCCATTTGCAGAGCCTGCATTTTGTCCTGCAAGCATGGCTTGGTTTTGCATATACTTTGCATATGGACTTTCTTGATACCCACCCATTAAATTATTAATGAATTTAGTAGGGTCTTCTTGCCCCTTGAGCCATTTCTGATAATCGCCTATTGCCCCAATACCTGCTTGGTTATAAGGTTGAAGACCACCTGCTGCCATATTTCCATACTGTTGATATTGCTGCATGGCTTTATCATATGGAGAACCTGAGTTACCAAATAAGCCTCCGAAGAGTCCACCTAATCCACCTAAAAGTTGTTGCGGGTCCATATCAATTCCTTTTAAACTAAATTCACCCAAGCCCCTGCTTCATATCCCTGGAACTTCTCTGTCGTTGTGTTGTAAATAAACTGTCCATTTACTACATTCTGTAATGCATCTCTTTGAACCGTTGTAATGCGTGGTACAAATATTCCGTTTTGAGATAAATACTCTCGTAAAGACTCGATGAATGTGGCCATAAAATCAGACCACATATTACTTAGATAAATTTCATCTTTAATAATCGGGTCATATGTTGGGAAATTATCTAAATCTCGCGCCATTCCCTACTCCGGTAATTGCTCAAAATCCCAAGCAGCGCCTAACACTACAAATGGGATTTCATTAAAAAACTCAATCTTTGGTATAAACCCCTGTCCTCTGGGGGTTGTGCCAAGCTTCCTCCAAACTGTTCTAAAGGTACGCTGTCCAATCTTACCCATGCTTGCATGGATATAATTGCCATAGCTCTGACCCCCATCTTTTGAAATGGCTAAAAAGACGGTAGGCTGTCCACCACCAATATTTGTTTGTTGATCCAATAGGATGTCTTCTGAAGATTCTGTTAAAAGATTGTCTTGTGTTTCAGTGGTAAGCTCATCATCTACAAATACAGAGATGTCTAAGGAGCCTTGCAATAGGTCAACTTGGAATCTATCAACTCTTAATCTGTTATAACCTTCAGGAGTCATTTGGCGCCCTATTCTCATGCGCCTTATAGTTTCCCCATCATTAGTTGATGTCTGGTCTGATACGATATAAAAGATTGGTGCGTTATAAGCACCATAGTAATTAACGCCATCAAAATATGCATGAGTTTGAGCAGGATGTCTGTCTCCATTTAATACTTCTTCTTCATGCCATTTAGGGGATTCAGCAGAACTCATCGTAACGTTTAGAACAAAGGTATGATTAGCTTCTGTGAAATTTAATCGGTAAAAAATAAGTCCGTTTTCTTTAATTAGAATGCTTCTTGCATCTGCAATACCGGTTAATGGGTCTGCGGCATACTGTGCAAGCTGAAAATCTAGAGCCCTATTGCTTACAAGGATTGACTCTGTACCCTTGACTTCCATGACCCCTGCTAGACCATCCTTATCTTGAGATAAGAAAAACATCCTATCAAAACCTACGATAATGCTTCCTAAAGCAGGTGTGCCTACTTCCATAAGCAATGAGTTATTTCTTCGAAAAGGAAGGTTTGTTCCAAGACCTGCGTTTTCCCAAACTTCGGTATAATTTTCAGAAAAAAGAAATATTCGTCTATGAAGGGTGCGACACCCTACAATATTCCCCGGGTGAGATGTAATGCTTCCAAGTTGTAATTGACCGGTGACAATTATGGAGTTGGTTGGAGCACCTGCCATGGTAATATCAATGGCAACTCCGGCTATTGCATTAAGATAAGTCGTTGCAAGCTTAATTGTTCCAGGATTTGTGGTCGATGAACCAACACGTATCACATAATAGGTTGTGGAGGCAACCAATGGTGCAGGTAATGTACCTGTAGTAATTAGGGTAACAGGAACACCAGTTGCAAAGTTAGCATTGCTAATACTTAAAGTTAAGATGTCTGTGCCAGTATCAGCTGTAAAAGTAGCTGTTGGGCTCGTGGCAGAGCCCCCACTCCAAACCATACCTTGATTTAAGGATGAGAGCTGAAATGTATTGGTATCGCCATTAGCAACTAGAAAAAATCCATCAAGATAACAAACATCTATGGGACGGGCTGGAAATCCGGTATCTGTTATGCGCTCAAAGGTATTTGCGTTAATATCCCAAATATATCCATCTTCCCCATCAACAAAGATGACTTGATAGGTATTTGCATCAATCCCTACATAGCCTGCAGTTGTAGTAATAGAGCCAATAAGAGTGGTTGTAAGAAGTCCTGTTGAACCTGAAGTTCTAAAAACAGAACTTCCATAAACTTGGAAGATTTGATTGTTAAAAACAAATGTTGCGCGAGAACCTTCAGTTTCTCCTCCAAAGTTAAGATTTGCATCAATAAGGCCTGCTGTTGGCAATAATACTTTAGGGCGTTTACCTTGTGGGTCAATATATTCGAATAGATTAACGGTACGTTCAGCATTAATTGTGCTAACACGTTGATTATCATAACTACCAACAAGATCGTAATCTTTCCGCATTTAATACGCCAAAATGTTTTGCCAATAGAACGGCTCCGGCCGACTTAGAATGGCCGATGGTCTGACTGTTAGATCAGTCTCATTGGCATTTTTAATGGTGCTAAAATAATCCTGATATTCAGTTTCTGCTGTATCTGGCCAGTTTCCTGAGGGGTAATAGGATAAGAATTTACGAGCCAAGCAATACTTTAAAAACCCATAGTAAAAAGGTGGCAATTCTTCAAGACTTTGATTTGCAACAAGTTTATCAAGCATGACCTTTACCCCTAACAAGCAAGGATAGGGTTGGTCTGGTTGAGGATATAATGTGACAAAGCTTTCTTGAGGCTGTTTATCTAGATAAATAAATCCTGGGCGCGTTGTAAGAGGCGTTAATCTTGTTACCCCAAAATATTGAGCTTTATTTATAATCTGCAAAGGATAAATAATGCCCTGACCAGAACTTGGAACTGTGTAATTGGCAAAAGATAAATCAACAACTCTATCTGCAACCACATCAGCTGGCACCATATCTGATATAGAATATGTTGCCTGTCCTGCAACCATATCAAAAGCAACTTCTGTTAAATAAGGAATGTAGATACTATCTGCTGCAAACTTATCCAGTAACTCATTAATGAGTTCTAGCCCTGATGAGAGCATAAATGCATCAGGTGTTTCACCAACGCCTAGCTCACCTAAAAGGTAGAGGGAATTGATAATTAGCTGATTTGTAGTCTTAACTACTTGAGACATTACATTCCTTATAAATAAAAAAGTCATAAAAATCGACACATAACTTAGATGTGTCGATTTCATCGACTTATTTCAACGGAAATGCGTCTTCAAGGCCTGCACACAGTTTTCGTGCAGACATTTTTGCATTTTCACCATCATTGCTCATGAAGGCATCAAAATGCTTCATTTCAGCAGGAGCACCAGGACGATTACCCATACGTGTTTTCATCTTGGCCTGTTCTGCTTTTACAAATGCATTATTTGATTGAACCATCTTGTTATCTTTCATTTAGACTTCCCCTTTTGTTTTGCTTTTGGTTCTTCAACCTTAGATTCTTGTTTAATCTCATCTTCTACTTTCAATCGATATTCTTTTGCTTTTTTTGGACTATCAAACCACACACCTGTTTGTTTAAGGCTCATGGCCTCATCTTCTTCGACGACCCTAAAGTCGTCGATTGGGTGATATACACAAGTCAGCATAGAAACCCTTATGAAAGTACACGTACAGCATATTGTTGATGCCATTTAAAGCCGCACAATAAGTCAATACGCATATAGTTTTGATATCCAAGAATGTCACCTGTTTGGGTTACAGCTAAAGACAAACCAGTTTCAGGGTCAACGGCCACAGATGCATAAGGTACTTGCAGTTTATAAAGTGGAGGACATACGATATCTAAACCTCGAGAAGGATAGGCCACATTTACGTTGTGACTTCCAACCATAGTCACGGCTGCATCATTGGGTACTGCATTGCTGACATTTCGATTTGGGTTTGAAGTATCAGA